GTTCCCCGGCCTGGTCGCTGTACTGGCCGATGAACTGCACGCCGCCGTTGTACCTATTGATCGTTATGCCGTGCGTCTGCGCGAAGCGGAACGCGCCCATGACATCTCGTTCGAAGTTGCCCAGTATCTGATACCCGGCCGGGATGTCGCGCGAAAAGCCGCCGCGATCCTCGAATATGTCCTCGTGCATCCCGGCCGCCTCGGCGCGGACGTCGGCGCCCAGCGACTCGTCGGCCGCCATGCCGCCGAGTATCCGCTGCAGGCTGTGCAGCATGTACATGCGTGTGGCCCTGCCCTGGCCGCCGGGCAGGTCCTCCAGGACGCCGGGTATGTCCTGTCCCGTCGCCAGCATCGTATTAACACGGGTACGCGCGAGATTCTCGGCGACCGTCATCAGGCCCTGAGACCTGCCCATCATCTGCCGCGACCGCTGCTCGCCGATGCGCGTCGCGTACTCCCTGGCCGACTGTGTGCCTCGCACCCCGGCGTACCGCCCGGCAACGTCCGACCAGGCGGCGCCGCCGATCATGCCTCGCAGGCCACGCATCCTGGCCTGCACCGCCGGGTCGAACGCGGCGCCGTAGACCTGTGCAAGTTCGCGCGGCAGTCCCAGCGACTCGGCCATGAGGTTCGCCGCCTGCGGGCCGCCGGACGCCAGGGCGCCGGATATCTGCCGTGATTGGAGCTCCATGATGTCGACGGCCGACATATCGGCCAGTTGCCGCCCGGCGGCCGCCGCATACTGCTCGAGCGACGGCCCCTTGATCCCGGCGGCCGCTATCATCTGCCTCAGCGCCGTGCGGAGGCGCGACGGGTCGCCTATCCGGAACGACATCGCCGACGCCTGCGCCATGAAATAGTCGGCGGGTATCCCGGCCTTGACCGCCATCGGCAGCGTCTCTGTCAGTATGCCGCCGAGCGACTCCAGCGACAGGCGGCTCTTGCCCGCCGCGATCCCCGCCTGCGCGTAGAACCTGCGGAACTCCTCGGGCGTCATGGCCAGGCCGGACTCGTAGGCCGCGATGCCCAGGCCCGCAGCCGTCCGGCCCGAAGCGCCGAACCCGCGCATCACGCGGAACGCGGCATCCTCGATCCGGCCGAACGCGGCCTTGCCGCCGACTTTCGTGGGATCCAGGCCCGACTCTATCTCGAACGCGGCCGTCCTGGCCTCCTGGGGCGAGATGGCGTATTTCTCGCCGGTGCGGTACATCCAGTCCACAGTCGCCGCCTCCGTGGCGCCCCTTATCTGGGCCAACTGGACGGTCCCCGGCTGGCGCGTCAGGTCGGAGAACTCACGGAACGCGGACCGCATCTCGGCGTGGATCCGGCTGAGGTACTCATGCGATTCCTTGAGTGCTGCGACCAGCGTGGCCAGGCCGGCGGCCAGGCCCACCTGCCAGTTGGTGAATATTGACTTGTTAACGCCCAGCCCCCGCGTCAGTTCATCCATCGCCTCGGACGCCTGCCTGATGCCCTTGGAGGCGCCCTTGGCGCCCTTGCCCAGGTCGTGTTCGGCGCGCGCGGTGTCCCTAATGTCTGCCGCCGTCTTCTTGGCGCCGGATGCCTTGACCTTGATGTCGATGTCTTTGGCCATACTGCGCATGTTCAGGCATGAGACCGGAGGCCGGAGACTGGAGGGACGGCTACAGCCTCAGGCCTACAGCCTCCCGCCTGCCGTTATCACGCATCCGCCGCCCAGACCAGCATCGTCGCCAGCGTGTCGGAGTCGCCGAACAGTGCCGGCCCTTCGATGCCGAACGGTGCGACCTTGCCGCCGCCGTCGCGCTCGGGTATGTCGACGTCGGTCAGGATGCCCGTGAACATAACGTCTTTGACGGTCACCTTCTCGAGCGCCCCGGCCTCGCCGACCGTGTCGATCACCGCGTCGTTGGCGGCGTCGGCGATCAGACCGATCAGCGCGTTCTGGTCGTGCCCGAAGAGGCGGACACGGACGTCGTAGCCGACGACGGCCGTATCCTCGACGCCGCCCAGGACGGGGTTTCGGCCCTCCCTGCTGGTGGTCCTGACCACGATCTGCGCGTGTGTTACGCCGTCGACCCCGACGGAGTTGTGCGTCGCGCTGCGGCATGCGTAAATCTTGTCACCTGCTGCCATGTTTCAAATCTCCTGGGCACTGGGCGCGGGGCATTGGGCACTGGTCAAAACCAGAACCGCCCGCCCGCGCCGTGCCGTTGTTGTTGTCGTCATGTCGTTTCCCAATGCCTAGTGCCCAGTGCCTAGTGCCCGTCGTTAAAGCGGATCCGCCACAACGATTTCCAGTGACCCGACGGCACCGATCTTCCTCAGCGCGCCGCCGGCCGCCATCGTGTGCCAGGTATCCCAGATCGGCAGGTGGACGTGCCCGCCCGCACTGCCGGCGTCTATCAGCGCCTGTATGTTGGCCGTGATCGCCTTGACCAGGTCGATCAGGGTCTCGTCCGATTCGTCGCCGCCACGGAACGCCACGAGCTGCAGGAGCACGTCGGTGTGCCAGCAGTCGTCCTCGGTCCGCCTGAAGCGTGAGATCGAGATGCCCAGGACCGGCAGGTTCTTCTCGGTCATCGGATTGATGACCTCGCGCTTGACGGCCTTGAGCGTGTCGCTGACGAGCGACCCGAGGCCCGTCTCGATGTTGCCCAGGCATGTGCTTATCTTGTTAGCCATCTCTCAGTCACAACGACGGCGCTTCGCTTGTTAAACCGCTAGCGGTTTCGCCGCCGTTAATTCCATTCATCCGTCCATGTATCCACCACGTCGCCGAAGGCGTCCTGCATCACAGGCAGGGCCGCCTGGGCGCCCGTGTCGAGCCACCTGAACGCCGGGATCCGGACCGAAGGGACCAAGACCCAGTGCAGCTCGAAGCCGCGAACATCGCCTCGCTTGGTCAGCTTCCTGATCAGCAGCGGCGGCTTGCCCTTTCGCGGTATCAGATCGAGCCCGTCCATGTCGCGGGGCGATTCGTAGCGCTTCGCCTCGTCCGAGATCGGCACGGCCAGTGCCCTGGCCGTCTTGGGAAAAATCGTCCCGCCGACGTTGAGGATCCTCGCATAGTCGGCCGCCGGCGAATCCGCCGGCACGCCCATCGCCGCCAGAGGCGTGTCGGTGTCGATCATCCAGCCGAGTACCGACGCCGCCAGGCCGGACGCGGGGTTCCGCATCTCCAGGCCCAGGTCGCCCCTGACCAGTTGGCCGCGAATGTCCTCGGAGCCCGCGACGGCCGCCGACTCGAGCGCAGAGGCCATGACGCCGGCGCCGCGATCTGCGGCGCGGTTGTGCCGGGCAATCAGTGCCTTGGACTGCGGGTCAAGTTGTATAGTAACGATCATGGCTGTTCGGGGCGGACGTGCCGTCCGCCGTTAAACGCTCATTGCTCATTGCTCATTGTCACAGCATGCGGCGGTAACGCCGCATGGTGGTCCGGACGCCCGGCAGGAGCTTGTCCTGGGCGTAGGCCGTTACCGATCCGCCCTGGGCGGATTGTGCCGATACGCCCAGCGTGTCGCGGCGCTGGTAGGCGAACGACGCCTGCTCGATCGCCGCCTCGACTATGTCGTCGGGCAGTTCCGTCTCGCCGTCGCCGGCGACGTCGCCGGGCAGTACGTAGCCGCCGGTGTAGGTAATTTTTGCCGTCCTGAAGCCCCGCAGCCACCAGCCGGTCTTGTGGACCTCGCCCGAGTCCGGGTCGAACTGGAAATCGTCATCGGCGGTCAGCGCATCGGCGTCGTCGAAATCGTTGTACGTCGCTTCCTTGATCTCGGAGATCGAGACTACCGGATAGCGGCTCAGCCAGATCGAAGCGGCGCGCGGCTCCCTGATCGTCTTGTACTCGACGATGTCCGACTCGAGCGAGAGTGTACGCCCGCAGCCGCCTTCGCCCTGTAGTTGTCCGGACACGCCCGTGATGATCTGGGTCAGCAGCGTGTCGGAGTCTTCATCGCCGATGCCGAGGCGTGCCTTGAGTTGTGCGAGAGTACAAAGCATTTCGCTCTCCGGTGTCAGCAACGGAGGGAGCGGAGGAAGCGGAGGAAGGCGACGGCCTTGGTTCTAACCCAGTCTCAGGCCGTCCTCTGCTTACTCTGCTGCCTCTGTTGCTATTTTTTGCCCGTGACGATCTCCACCTGCCCGCCGGCGACGTGTGCCGGCACCAGCGAGATCTCCATCGCGAAGACATCGCCGCGCGGGTGTTTGTGGCCGTGGCAGAAGCACATCGGGCAGATGACCTTGACGGCCGCCATCTCGGCGCCGTCGGCTTCGCGCTTGGTGATCTTGCCCTTGCACTTCTGGCGGATCTCTTCGATTGTCAGTTTTGCCTGCGGCATGGGTGCTCCTTATGCGACGTCACATACGTGACGTCACATCGAGGCGGACGTGCCGTCCGCCGTTAAACCATCCGCCGGCGGCGGGGCAATCCCTGGCCTCCGCCGCCGAGGATGGTTGGTTCCGAGACTTCCTAGCGAGCCTCGGCTTACTTGCCTTGTTGTGGCCGTACCGCCCTCTGAGATCTCTGCGTCCTCTGCGGTTTAATGCCTTTGTCTGCGACGCCCATCTGCTGCTTGTGGGCGGCCGGTACGACCCGCTTGTTTGCGTAGCGCCGGATCATTTCTCACCGCCCGACAGCATACGGACACCGCCGGTGGCGTCGCCGAGGATCTTGCAGCCGTGCGCCTTTGCCCGCTCTCGCGGGATCACGGCCTGTCGCGGCGTGATCTTTGGCGGGCCGTTGCGGCGCGGCTCGATGTCCGGCGAGATCAGGATCCCGTCGATCGACATCTTCTGGGTCACCTCGACGCGGACCATGCCAGCCTTTCCGGGCGGCTTGCCTGTCTTTTTTGCCATATCATTCTCCTGGCGGACGTGCCGTCCGCCGTTAAACAAAGACCTCGTCGTCCTCGTCGTCCTTTGTGCTCTTTGTGCCCTTTGTGGCAGGGCCGTTGCTGTTACTGCGTCATGGCCGGCGGCGCCGCCAGGCCGGACAGGCCGAGGACCACCCAGCCGACTGTGCCGTCCACGAACAGCAGCGACGCGGAGTCGCCGGCGTCTGCAAACACGATGGTCGCCCAGCCGGTCGACGTGGTCGGCGTGAGCGTCCCGTCGCCTCCGCCGTCGGTGCCTAGCGTAATCGCCAGCACCTGCCCGATCACACCGTCGGCCAGCGTCAACGCCTCGGCGTCGGCGCCTGTGGTCTTGGTAACGATGGCGTGTGTCACGGGTATGGCCAGCGAGTCAGCCGCCGACGTCGTCGCGCCGCCGAGCGCCAATCGTTTCTCCACGGTCGAGACGGCGATGATAGCCGTCACATCCTCATCGGCGCCCGTCGCGGCCGTAAGCGCTATGGCGGCGACACGCTGCGTGGAGGCGTCGTCGGTGTCCAACACGAACGCCTTGCTGCCCGTGCCGGTAGTCAGCAGGTCTCCGACCGAGATCGCTTCTCCGGACGTTACCGTCGCCTGCGTCCCGGCCGGTGCGTAGCGCGTAAACCCGTTTGCCGACGCCGTCATCTCGCAGACGCCGATCACCGAATCGCCGACGCCCGTGGACGCGACTATCGTCCCGGCCGCCGAGAGCTTGACGAACAGCCCTTTCGTCACGCCGCCGGCCCCGGCCTTCGCCCTGGCCGATCCGGTCACGGGCGTCGCGGCCTGCGCCTCGGGCCTGTGCTGCAGGCCGACGAATCCGCCGACTATGATCGCCATCACACAGACGGCGATGTATGTGAGTATTGCTGCTCTTTTCATGCCTTTCATGCCTTTGCTCCTTCTGGGCGGACGTGCCGTCCGCCGTTAAACAGGACCTCATTGTCCTTGGTGTTCTCTGTGCTCTTTGTGCCCTTTGTGGCCAGGCCGTTGCCGTTAAGACGCCGCCGTCGCGGCCCTGACGATCGCGTTGGTCTCGGCTTCCTGGATGTCCACGTGCATGATGGCCCGCATCATGTGCATGTCGGACTCGAACACTACGTGCTCCGAGGCCGAGATATTGATGTCGTGCAGCATCCCGACGATGTGCGAGACGCCCAGGTCTCCGAACCACGCGTAGGCCGTGTCGGCCGAGACGCTGCCGGCGGCGGTCATCGTGTTGCCGGTTGTGAACGGGTAGCCGTCGATGTTCGCCGGCATCTGGCCGCTCGCCCGCTCGTACAGCGGCAGGCCGTTGTCGTCCTGGATCGCGCGGAGCTTCATTAGGACCGAGAGGCTCATGCCCCATTGCGGATCGCGGAACCCGTAATCTTTGGTGATCCCCGCGATCGCGTTGGAGATATCGAAACCCTCCAGCGTCGCCAGCGTCGTGTTGCCGGCGGCGGCGGCGACCTCGGAGATATTGGCCGACTGCATAATGCCCGTGATTCCGCCGTAATCGGCCGACCCGTCGCCGTTGATGATGGCGTTGTCGAGTGCGTACTTCAGCGAGTAGACCAGCTCGATGCCCAGCCAGTTGCCCAGGTCGGTCAGGAGGCTCGATCGCAGGAACTCGTTGGGCATGGCGACCAGTGCCATGAGTTTCTCGGGCTGGATCTGGATCAGGTCCAGTGTCGGCGTCGACCGCGTGCCCTGCGCCCCGGCTGCCGTCCAGTAGGCCGTAAGGCCGCCCGTCCGCTTGGGTATGCTCATCGTGCCGAGCGTCGTCAGGGGGATCCGGCGGCACTGCGGGAAAAAGATGCCCGTGGCCTCGACGTTGCGTATCAGTTCGGGGCGGAACTCGTCGGCGATGATATAGCCGCCGGAAGCGTCGACGTTCGGGTCGAGGTCTTTCTGGCACTTGAACACGTCCTCGGCGATGTCCTTGACGTAGGACGGGCAGAGCTCCATCTTGTTGTTGATCTTCAGGTGCAGGTACGCGCCGTATGCGCCGAACCGCTTGGCCGTCTCATTGTCCAGGAAGCACCGCCTGTCGGCGAGCATCTCCAGGCGGGCGGCCTTGCCGCCGGGCACGACTATCCGCCCGCCGGCGACGCCCAGGCCGGATGCCTTGATTCGCCTGGTCTCCTCGATCGAGGCGTCCAGGTCCTTGCGGAGCTGGTCGGCCTGTGACTGGAGTTCCTTGACCTTGTCGGCCGCCAGGTCGCCGTCGGCCTCGAAGGCCTTGAGTGCATCCTCGACCTCCCTGAGCTTTGCGGCGATTTTTGCTTCGTGACCGTCGTCGCGCTTTGATGCGGGCATGGACGTCATGGCCACCAGGGCCGCAAACAGTTTCATTATCTGTGTCATGTGAGTGTCCTTGTGCTGGGGCGGACGTACCGTCCGCCGTTAAACAGGAGTACATCCGCCTGCGGTCGCCAATAGGCCGTCGCAGGCGTCCGCTACGGCATTGTCGCCCTGATCCTCATCACCGGCGCCGTCGTCGGGATCGCTGTCATCGCAGTCAAGGTTTTCCGCGTGGCAGCCGCCTCCGAGGGCGTCTCCGGTGGTGATCGATTTCATTTCGCTTATCGCATCGTCCAACTGCTCGGCGATGCACCGCCGGTGGACTTCCAGTTGCGTTCCGAGTTCCTCCAGGAGCTTTTCGCCGAGGGCGTCCCCGATCGATTCAGTGAGGGCGTCGACGAGCTTCTGCATCCGGTGGTCGCCGTCGCCTCGCTTGGGGGCCTTCGCCTCCGTGTCGTCGCCGTCGAAGAATTTCTGCGCCAGTTCCTGCAGCGATTCGCGGTTCGCCGGGCAGGGGACCGCCGAGATCTCGATCAGCTCGATCTCGGTCAGGACCCACAATTTGTCGTCGTCCTTCATGCCGGCCAGCGGGCCGCCGAGTTCGGGGAACTCCTTGATGATGTCCTTGACGGTCCCGTAGATGTAGCGGATCGGCAGGAAACCGATCGAGAACGCGATGCCCTTGCCGTCGCGGTCCGAGGCGATCCGCCACCACTCCTCGGCGGCCGCCGTGCGCGCGAACTTGAACTCGCACAGGACCTTCTCGGCGTCGATCTTCATGTCCGTCACCCACCCAATTTGCGACGGCGCGCCTTCGGACGTGCGGTGAGTGTGGGCAGACAGGAACGGGGCGTTTGACGCCATGAACGCCTCAGCGTGAGCGGCGACTGCCGACGGCAGGATCACGTCGCCGTGCCTGTCGAGATTGATCGTAGACGCGACGCCCGTGATCGTGCGTTTCTCTACGTCGACGGCCTTTGAAAAACCCTTGATAAACCGCCCTTGAGCGTCTTTTGACGAGCGTTCAATGACGCCGCTTTCGAGCCCTGTGATCTTTGTCTTACCGTCAGGCATTGGAATCTCCTGGGGCGGACGTGCCGTCCGCCGTTAAACAAAGCGCCTCGCCGTCCTCTGTGTCCTTTGTGCCCTCTGTGGCAAAGCCTATGCCGTTGTCGTAACTCTCAATGATCTCTGAGGCCGGTACCTCGGCACCCTTGCGCCTGCGAGCGGCGAGCTGCAGACACTGGCAGTTGACCGTCTCTGCCGGGCTGCCGGATGCGAAGTCGCGGGGGTACATCAGCGGGATGCCGTTGATGACGAACGGCTCGTCGAGCGGGATCGCGTTGGCGCCCGCGTATCGCGACTCGGCCGCGACGTGCGCCTCGCGGCGTTCGCCCGGCCCGCGCGAGTGCAGCCATGTCTTGTGAGTCATGCCCGCCTTCTTGTGCCCGGCGTGCCGGGCACGGCTCAGCGATTGGCCGACGGCGTTGCGTGCCGTGACCATTGCCGACCGGCGCGACGAGCCCATGATCTCCTGCACGCGGCTGGTCAGTTTGCGTATGCCCTCGCCGTCGTCGATCCCTTCCATCAGCGTCCGTTTGAGATGTTGCCGCGTCTTGTTGTCCACGAGCGTCGAGATCCGCACCGAGTCGGAGGCCATCGCCGAAGTGATGGCGCCCGACGACATCAACTCCTTGAGTGCGGCGGCGAGCTGCTCGCCTTCGAGACCCGCCTCGACCAGTGCCTGGCGGATACCTAATTTAGAAGCGTCGGCCATAAACGCCTTGATGCGGCCTCTGAATTTTTTCTTGGAGTCAGGCTTGCCGAACACCTGGAATAAGATGCTGTTGATGGCCGATTCATCGGCCTTGCTCATTGTTAATTGCTCATTGCTCACTGCCCTCCGCAGGAGTTTGAGGATCTGTTCTTCCTGCCGTGAATAGTGCGTGCGGAGCATGCCGCGGAATCTCTTGGCCAGCGGCGACCAGGATGTGATCCAGCTTTTCCAGATGCGTTTTTTGCCGGCCTCGGAGGCTTTGGTATTGGCAACGGAGGTAGCAGAGGAAGCGGAGGGCGGCGACGTCTCTGGTTTAACCCCATCCTGGTCTTGGTTTCCTCCGCTTCCTCCGCTACCTCTGTTGCTAAACCCGCTCTGCCCGATCTCGTCCGAGTCCTCCGGAGGATTCTCATCCACCGGCTCAACCACATTTCCCTCGGCCGCCTCCTGGGCGGGCACGAGGTTCATCGGCAAGAAGCCGACATCATGCCACGGGCGCTGCGGCAAACCCAGGTCGAGCATGGCGTCGACGTCGCTCATCGGCACGCCCTTGGCAAACAGCTTGTCGGCCGCGTCGAGCCTCGCCAGCCTCATCTCCTGGTAGACCGGGACGTCCTCGACGTCGGCCCACGCCTCGAGGCTGCCCTCGAATCGCGGGGCCAGGTGGACGTCGATCCCCTCGGCGATCCGGCCGACAAGCGGCGCCATCGTATCCTGCCAGAACCGCTGCAGCTCGGCGCCGACAAGTGCGGTCGAGTCGCCCGTTACGCCCACGAACCCGGCCACCGATGCCGGTACGCGGAACACTGCACAGACCTCTTCGCGCGAAAGGCGTTTACCTTCGGGGTAAACCATTTCCGTCAGCGAGTTGGCCATCTGCTTGTACTTGAGCCCGCCCCAGAGGATCGCCAGTTTGCGGGCGTTCGACGGCCCGCCGTGCCGCTGCTGCCACTTCGCCCACATCTGGGAGTCCTGCTCTTCGTTGTACGGGGCTTCCGTCTCGAGCAGCCCGCCGGGCTCGCAGGAGTTATGGAACATCGCGGCGTTGTAGATAGAGGCGTTGTAGTCGGACGCGATGGCCAGCGACGCCGGCTCTCTGGGCGCCAGGCCGCGATTGCGGTCGCGCGGATTGTAGAGGGAGAACGTGATGCACTCGTCGAGCGTCACGGTGCGCGGCGTTCCGTGCGGGTCTCGTATCTGCCAGCCGACGAGGCGAGCGACCATGCCGGACTTGTCGACGACGGCCGTGGACTTGTGGCCCGGTACCGCAATGATCTCACGCGGCCGGCGGCCGACCATGTCCAGCAGCAGCCAGTGAACCGACCCGCAGGTGTACATCAGGCAGACGGTCTCGGTAACGAACTGCGGCCAGGTCTGCTCGGCGTTGGGGCGCTCGAGCAGCGCGTGCAGCTCGCCGGTCTCTACGATCTCGCCTTCATGGGCCTTATATACTGCGGCTTTTTCATTGGGGCCCAGGCGCCTTGATAACAATTCCCTCCTGCGGTGCAGGCCGGCCCTGATGTGTTTCTGGCCCCAGACTCGGCTGGTCCCTGCAGGCTCGCCGCGCGACAGCCGTATCGGCACGCGTGCGGCGTTGGAGTGCAGTGCGAAGATGCAGGCGTGCGTCCAGACGTGCTCGTTGTAGGGCTCGGACGGCCCGCCCAGCGACTGGCCGCCGAGGGTGTCCAGGCCACTGAGGAACATCCGAGCGTACTGGGACAGCGTGTCTTTTTCGGCGATGTCGGCGGCGGGGGCTGTGCGGTCGGCCATTTCGGCGAGCGCGGCGGCGGCTGTAGCAACAGAGGTAGCGGAGGAAGCGGAGGATGTCCTTTTGTCTTGTTGTCTCGCATCCATGCGTTATGTCT